GGGCCACTTTCAGGAATAAGATTTCTCAAGCGCCGATTGTTTCTATGGGTGAAGACATTGTCGATATTTTTGATATCGGGTCGGTGTCTTGTCCACCGTTATCTATTGATCTTCCCAGACCGATTAATCAAACGGTAAGCACGAGTATTCACTGCAGTGTTCTGGATTCCATAAAAAGCATTTTATCTGCTGTGATGCTCATCGTTTATATCGTGATGGGCTTCCGTATTGTTTTCTCTGCATAGGGCGATTCGTTATGGCTGATCCTACATATACACCTGACATTATCGCGACTGATCCGGTACCTGATTCTGAGGTCTGTTCTATCACAGACGTTGGCTGCCTGGCTGATTGGTTTCTGGATCAGGTGGCCGCGCTGGGGCTCTGGTTCTTCGAAAAAATATTGAATGGTCTTGCTGCTGTTGTTGAATCAATTCCCGTGCCGTCATGGGCCAGTAATATCGGCAGTCTCCATATTCCTGCGGAAATCGGCTGGTTTGCTGAAGCCTTTCAGCTAAATAACGGTGTGGCGATCTTAGTCAGTGCTTATACCCTGCGCTTTATCATTCGACGTATTCCGGTGATTGGGTAATGAGCATAACCGCTTATGTGGGGCTTCCCGGTCATGGTAAGTCTTATGGTGTCGTTGAAAATGTGATCGTTCCTGCATGTAAGGCGATGCGCACCGTCTTTACCAATATCCCCTGTAATACAGAGCTGTTCTTGGATCGCTTCGGTATTGCTCCCGTCCAGCTGGATGTTGAAGACATCCGCGCTAATGAAAATTGGTGGACTGAAGTCTTTGAACCGGGCGCCATTCTTGTTCTGGATGAGTGCTGGCGACTGTGGCCAGCCGGTATGAATGCCAACCGGCTGCGGGAAACAGATAAATCATTCTTTGCTGAACATCGGCACGTGGTAGGGGATTCCGGTCACTCAACCGAAATCGTGCTCGTGACTCAGGATTTAAGTCAGATTGCTTCGTTTATGCGCAACCTGATTGAAACAACATTCCGGGTTACCAAGCTTTCTAAAATGGGTACGTCAAAGCTTTATCGTGTTGATGTGTACAGTGGGCCAGTAACCGGGCCCGTTCCTCCTGTTTCCCGTCGTGAGCGGGAAATACCTGGCAAGTTCAGTAAAGATATTTATGCGCTTTATAAAAGCCATACTAAAAGCGAAGTGGGTGCAGGTAATGAATCCCGCGCAGACGGCCGCTTTAACATTCTGAAGGGCTTTCAGTTCAAACTGATACTTGGCGGCCTGTTTGCTGGTTTATTCGTTGTCTGGCTGACAGCAGGCTCTCTGTTTAACTTTAACGGTGCTAAACCGGTACCTGAAAAAACTCAGCCTGTTGTTCCAGCTCCTCAGACAGCAACTAAAAACCCTGTTCGTGAAAATAGTTACGAACAAAAAAAAGATCATTCGGATGACTTCATCAGCCAGGCTGACCGGGTATTCATTGCTTATAACTCTGGCCGCTTCCCGCAAGTTCAGTATTTATTCCGCGTTATTTATGGCGATGGCTATGCCGACTTAACTCTCCCTGATCTGCAGGGGCTGGGTTATCAGGTTCAGCCTGTTGCTCAGTGCTTAGTAAAAATATCCCGCAATAACCAGTTTTACATGGCCGTCTGTGAGCCAGCCCGTAGCGGTAAGCGTGATTTTATTTCTGATTTAACTAATGAGTCTGACTCGTCTGGCGTTCGGGGTTCTGAAGGTGTGTGAATCAAAGATTGTACTGATTAACCGCTGGGGTAGGCCTCTGGCCGTAGGGGACGCAGTACCCCTCACTTCCGGGGGTATGGGGGCGGTAGCGCCCCATGTTCACTCAGGCGCAGCCTGGCATGTATTACGGCGCTCTGCCGGCGTGACCAGCGTAGCGCAGTTATGGCGGCAGAGCGCCGCCCATTACGTGCCTGTAACACGTAATTTAAAAGGGGGACGAACTGCCCGGAATGCTGCGGAGTTTCGTCAACGTCATGTTATTGGGGGTTTTTAAATGGCACGTTTTGAAAACAAGAAAATGAAACGCTTTTTTGATCCGCTGACCGGCGCCGATACCTACGAAATGGAAAGGGGCAGTGTTGAATATGATCTGTCCGGACTCCGGTTCCTGCATACCGGCGTGGATACCATCCGTCAGTTGTATAACTGCACCCTGAAGTCTGAAGTGCTGCAGCAGATTGCAAGCCACTACGACACGAAAACAACGGACGTGATTGAAATCGCCGGTATTGAGTGGAAATTATCCAGCTCCGGCAAAAAGTCCGGGTATCAATATATCCTGAAAAATTTAGACATCGGCATGGTGGTACTGCTCAAGTCCTTCTACAAAGAAGCCGACCAGCAAGGGCCACACATGAAAATCGAAGTAACGCCCCAGCTGATTGACGAACTGGGCCTTGAGCAGCTCACAAACCGTCTGCGTGAGGTTGGGCGTACCTTCGGTGACACTCTGGAGGCCTCAGGCATGGCTGTGCACCTCTGTGTCGATATGAAAGGGCTGGTACTGCCGGAAGACTTTGAAAGCATGTTGGCGACACGCTCAAAGCGAAACCTGAAGGTAAATGCGATCAGTAACGCCCACTTCGAAGTTGCCGAAGCCTCATTCGTGTATGGCCGCGGTCAGACGTACCTGTTCGGCAATTCCAGCTCTCTGCAGATGTGTCTCTACAACAAATCAGAAGAGGCTGTAAAAAGCGACAAGCTGGACTTCTGTGAGTCTCAGTGGCGTGCCACTCCGTCTCTCGACGATCCGTTCACTCCTGAGTACAAAGATGGCCGGGACGGCGGGGAAGTGGACACTGTGCACCGCTTAGAATTTCGTGTGCATCACTCGGTGTTAAAAGAGTTTGAAAACGGCAATTACAACCGCTCTGCAAAGTACAACGAAAAAGGGGAAATGATTGAGCCTGGCAAACTGATCTGCATTCGCGAACCTCGCGACTTAAAACCCCACCTGCAAGCGCTCTGGGATTACTGCTTAAACAATTTTCGCCTGCATCACAGCTCAACCTATATTCACCCCATCTGGCAGAAGCTGATGGAAGACGTGAGTTGGTTTAATGTGCATCCCACGTTCATCTATGCCCGTGACCAAAAAAAGTCTGCAGGCGTGGCCGGTCGTCGTAATGTCGCTATGTGGCTCGGTAATCATCTGCGCTTAGCAGCCCGCAAAGGTTTCACCACAAAGCATGTAGTTCAGCACCTGCTGAGTTCTGGCTTAGAGTCTGATCTCGCTGACTACTTCGGTTTACTTTATTACGGTCACAGCTCAGAGCTGTTCCTGTGCCTGACGGATTTCGTTGATAAGCGTCTCCGCGATCATCGTCTCAATGGGGTGGCTGCCTGATCCATGATTGACCCGGCACACACACGCTTATCCCAGCTGGTAGACCTCTGGTTTAAGGCTCACGGCAAAACCCTCAAAGATGGCAATTATCGCTATTCGCGTATGCTCGCCATTGCTGAGCGCCTGGGTAATCCGCTGTTGTGTGATTTTACGGCCGCCGATTTTTCAGATTACCGCGTTCGTCGTGTTACTGAAGTTAAGCCGGCAACGGTTAATCATGAGTTGCGCTACATGCGCGCACTGTTTAACGAAATGGATCGTCTCGGTTTTTACGAAATCGATAATCCGCTGGGTAAGATCCGGCAGTTCAAAGAACAAGAAAGGGAAATGGGATTTCTGACAAAAGAACAGATCCCGATTTTATTGGATGCATGCGCAGACTCAGAAAACAGGCACTTACTGCCGGTGGTGAAAATCTGCCTCAGTACAGGGGCCAGATTCGGTGAAGCAGAGTATCTGTTAAGAACCGGGCTGATTGCCGGTGAACAGCCATCAGTACGCTTCACAGATACAAAGAATGGCAGATCGCGAAGCGTGCCGATAACACCAGGTCTTTTCAGTGAAATAAAATTCACCTCTAACCCGCCAACACACCGGAACCTTTTCAACCCATGCAGGACCGCTTTCCGGGGTGCTGCTGAACGCTCAAAGATTCAGTTTCCGGAAGGGCAGATGACCCATATTCTGCGTCACACATTCGCAAGCCATTTCATGATGAACGGCGGGGATATTCTCACGCTGCAAAAGATACTCGGTCACTCTGATCTGAAAATGACCCTGCGCTATGCCCACCTCTCGCCAGATTATTTAAATCAGGCACTCGAGTTTAACCCTCTGGCTAATCTGCTTCTGCCTCAACGGGTGGCGGTGTGCAATATCTTGGATGGTCTGAAGTTTTAGAATTCAGGATTTATGCGGGCTGTAGAGGTGTTTTTTACTGGCACCCCCAGAAAACGAAAAAAGCTAGTAGATACTTACCTACTAGCCTTTAAAATTCGTGGTAGCTATGACTGGACTTGAACCAGTGACCCCAGCATTATGAATGCTGTGCTCTAACCAGCTGAGCTACATAGCCACATTGTTACCTGAAAGAAGTTACCAGTGCTTGCCGCATTGCTCCGTTCAAGTGGCGCGTATTATGCCAGCATTCTTTTACCTGTCAAACATTTTTTTCTGAGATTTTTCAAAGAGTTACTAATCTGCGCGAAAGCCCGCGCTGTGGCCTTGTGTTGCAGTGTTCGCCGCAGACTGTCGCGCTCGGTGTGGTGTGCCGATGATGGCAGCAGTGAAGCGGATATTGTCTGGTGGCCAGGTTGGCAGCAGCTACCCGCAGCCGATAAAAAAAGCCCCGCCGTTTCCGGTGGGGCTTTTTTGTCAGCGTTTCAGCCTGCGGGCAGGGGTCAGATAACCCCTTGTTCCTGCAGGTCGGCGATCAGGGAGTCGAGACTTTCCTGATCGGCGGCGAGGCTGATGTCGGCGCCATCGGCACCACCGGCTACCAGTACCACCAGGCCTGCGTCTTTCAACAGCTGGGCGTGTTCGTTGCTGGCAATGGCCGCTACGCGTCCCATTTCAAACAGACGGCGGTCGAGGCCCTGAACTACTTGCTCAGCATTCACGGCGTTAACGGCGATGATGGCTGGCTTCTGGTTAAAGCGACGGGCTTTTTCCGCAGCGGTTACCGGGGTGTTGTCGTCGGAGGCGCTGGCTGCGCCGACGATCATGCCGGCACCAATGGTGACGTTGCTCAGGCGGTCGATGATGATGAATGCGCCGGTACCCGGAATTCTGCTGTAGCAGTCAAAAGGTACGGCTTTATCCAGCGAGACTTCCACCAGGGCGATTTCGTTCAGGTTGACCTGATCGGCCAGGCTCTGTTCCAGCGTGTTGACGTCCACCAGATGGTGAATCTTGCTGACGGTACCGGCGGTAGAGCTGGAGGCAAATTTCAGGTCGTAGGGTTTTCCCGGAACCAGTGGGTTTTCGGTCATCCATACGATGTCGGCGTTGAGTTTTTTACCCACGGTTGGCAGGTCGTTGAGCTTAACGATAACGTCGCCACGGCTGATGTCGATTTCGTCTTCCAGGGTCAGGGTAACGGCCTGACCGGCGAAGGCTTCTTCGAGGTTGCCGTCGAAGGTCACGATGCTTTCAACCTTGCTGGTTTTCTGTGATGGCAGCGCCATGATGGTATCGCCGGGTTTGACGATGCCGGAGGCGATGGTGCCGCAGAAACCACGGAAGTCGAGGTTCGGACGGTTAACGTACTGTACTGGCAAGCGGAAGTTTTCCAGGTTTTTGTCCTTGGCAATTTCCACGCTTTCGAGAATTTCCATCAGCGTCTGGCCGGTATACCAGGCGGCGCGCGTGCTGCGCTCGACCACGTTGTCGCCGTCGAGGGCGGACATCGGGACAAAGTGAATGGCGCTCAGTTCCAGATTCAGGTTTTTGGCGAAGTCGAGGTAGTCTTCGCGGATCTGGTTAAAGCGCTCTTCGCTGAAGTCGAGCAGGTCCATTTTGTTAACCGCAACGACCAGGTGCTTAATACCCAGCAATGAGGCGATAAAGCTGTGGCGCTTGGTTTGGGTCTGCACGCCATAACGTGCGTCGATCAGAATAATCGCCAGATCACAGGTGGAGGCA